GATTGATTCAGTCCAACATCTTTGCAGGCGACATGTCTGACATGAAGAAGATGGCGCTTCAACTTGCCAGTGGTAAAGACCAAGGCGCTCTCGACAAAGTGCTGGCCGCAGCCGACCGGTACGCAATGCGTGCCGATGCTGCCACACTAGCGTTGATACTTAAGAACGCTGAAGCCAATGGATTGTCCGAAGTCGAGGCTGACATGGCCACGATGGAGTCCATGAACTTTTACAAGCGCGGGTTGTCCCCCACGTTGCAATACGCTAGCCGTTTAATCCCGTTCTTCAACGCCCAGATTCAGGGTTTAAATGTTCTGGTTAAAGCCGCTCGAGGCAACATGCCTTTTGAAGAACAACAGCAAATCAAACGCAAGTTCTTTAACAACGCTATGTTGCTGATGGGCACCGGCATTGTGTACGCCATGGCCATGGATGACGACGAGACTTTCCGCAACGCTCGCCCACGGGATAAGTATGCCAACTTCTTCTTGCCTATTCCGGGCGTGGATGAGCCGCTCAAGCTACCTATTCCGTTTGAAGCCGGTTACTTCTTCTCGCTGGCTGTAGCCGCAGTCGATGGTATGCGTGCTGAAACTGATGGCAAGGCGCAGTTCCAAGCTTTACGAGATTTGTTCTTGGGTTCTGTTCCCGGCTACTCGTCCATGGGAGTACCGGCACTTGTTAAACCTGCGTTTGAAGTGTGGTCTGATAAGAACTTTTTAACTGGAGGCCCGATCGAGCCTCGTCGCATGCAGGGTTACGACACCGAAGAGCGCTACCTTGCGACCACGACAGAGTTGGCCAAGCAGATGAGTAAGTTGCTGCCAATCCTGTCCCCAATCCAGATCGAGCACATTGTGCGTGGGTATTTGGGTGTGCTGCCTTTGGTGGCAGCGGCTGGGGCTAATGGTTTGTTTGAGCGCGAAGGCAAAGGAGAAAAGCCCGCAGGTCGTGCATCGGACTTACCCTTGATTGGCACAGCGTTTCAAAAGAAATACGGCGGTGGCGATGCCGATGTGGTGTACCGCGAAGCACAAGAAGCTGTTAACGCTAATGCCACATTTAAGAAAATGCTCAGCGAAGGCCGTCGTGAGGAGGCCGTGGCCTACCGTGACAAAAACAGAGTGGAGATGGCCATGGCTCCTGCCGCAGGGCAGTATCGCCAGATCATTGGGCGCATCAACACCGACATTCGCCGCACGCAAGAGCGTGACGACTTGACGGCAGAAGAGAAACGGTTGCGCCTTGATGCTTTAGACAAGGCCAAGCAAGATCGGGCGGATGCCTTTATACGGCAGTCTCGTGCTGTGGAGGAGCGGCTGGGCGGCGGTTAAACATAACGCCAAGCTTGCCGTTGAGGATGCCCACGCTAGCGTGGGCATCTAGTATCCGCAAGGAAAAGGCTTTCTTTAAGCCCCACTCTTTCATGGCTTCGGTGTCGAGGCAGGGGACAAAAAACCCCTGCCCCTTTTCAACTTTCTCCCACGGAAGGTGCAGTGAGGAGTACTTCATCGGCATCAATAATCTCGCGTCTGATTTTCATAACTGTGACCCGCATCTGTGGCCCCTTGGTCTTGGCCATCATATCTTTCTTAAGATACTCTACGTTGTACAGTTGTTCAAGCTGGCGCTTAAAGGATGAGTACCCGAAGCTCATGGTGGCGCAGTACGCCTTGAGCAGTTGCTCTTCAATGAAGTAGTCGATGTGGTTGGGGATTGGCTCGTGCTCTACCCGCCCAAACACCTTGTTGCGTGTGATGGTCAGATCGATATCCTTGCCGTTACCCAGTTCAGCCATGAGTCCGCCCTTGCTAGGCTTAATCACTACAAAACTGCCGTAGTTGTCACGGGTGTATGAGTTCAGTACATCCACAGCGGTGCGCACACTGCTCTTCATACTGGCTCGCATGTAGTCCACAGCCTTCTTGTAGGAGTTCAGAATGGGGCGGTAGGGGATGTCCACCACGCCTAGCTCTTTAAACGCTTTAAGGGCGCATACAGAACATCCAACCCCTGCCATCCAGAAGCGCTCATCGTTGGTTGCCTTGAACTCAGTGTACATACCGGCAACGGCTTCGCCCACCATCTTGGGAAACTGGTCAACATTGTCAGCAAGGTACTGAGACAGGGCGTAGCCGGCCACAGCGTAGTTGGCTTGCAAGGACTTGATGATCTCAATCTCGTGTGGCTCCCAAGACAACTCGTCCTCAAGCACAAACTCGAGCAAACGGCGCAGTTCACCCTCAGATGAATGGGTACGGCCACCAGTCAGGTAGTCCACGATGTGTGTGTTAGATGACATCAAAGCGTTGGTCATCCAAGTTGACAAGTTCAGGCGCTCTTTGTTGGAGCCAGACTCCATACGCTCCTTGCCCCGACCCTCGGTCATGTCCAGTAGGAACTCAGGCAACCACTCGAAGTCGTCTCGGTTCTTGGATGTGATCTCGTCAGTGATAAGCGGGTGGCTGTTGAGCAAACCCAAGCGTTGTTGCATAGCAACAGGAGAGGTGCTCTTGCCTGTGCGGTAGTGGGTGGGGTGTCCCCAGACCGAAGCCGCAGCCTCTAGCGCCAGCGTCTTACCCGTACCAGACTCGGTACTGGCACAGTGGTATGTCATGCCGTAGATACCGGTGAAGCGCATGAAAGGTGCGCCAGCACCCGCAAGCAAAACGGCTAGGTGATCCCACATCTTCTTGGCGATCATCATCTCGATGAAGATGCGCCACTGCTCCATAGTGCCACGAGGCTCGGTGTTCTTGGTGATGTTCTCCAAGCCCGGCATTGGGACTTTGACTGGGGGTTTACCCTTAGTAAAGATACGACCCGCAAATACATACGAGTTGTCAGGTTGCCAACCATAGCTGTCAGGAACTTTGATTGGGGTTTTGTTAGTGCTAGATTCTTCCACGCATGCCCTCACATATTCAAATAGGTTTTTGTCGTTGTTGTGGCCAAAAGAGGCCACGATGTTTTGACTAGCCAGTGCTTTGACTGTTTCGTCTTTGCTGACCACCGCCTTCTGCGGCATGGTTACATTCAGTGCCCCTTCGGGTCTGAGCGCAATCATGTGTACAGTGTGGTCGTTGTTGCTGTTGAGTATGTCCACTACGAATAGCTCGTACGGCAACAGCATCACTTGCTTCTTGGACTTAACGCCCTCGTCATCTTCTACTGTGCGCTCCATGAACACACCGCCGTTCGTGCCGTAGGCGTAACCCCTTGGCGGTGTTGGGCGCATGACCTTGACAACTTCTTTCTCTGTGACTGTGCTGTCACTTGTCAGCTTGACCTCGATCTCTTTCTCCTCCACCTCAACAGACAACTCGCGTCCAAAGATTAGGGGGTTGGTTACCTTGCCCCAGTGTGGGCACGAAGGGCACACGCCGGGATTCTCGGAGTCCATCTTGACGCAGGGATATGGGCCTTTGATGCTCTGCAGCTTCTGATTCATGCGCTCAGGCTCGTAGGGGTGCATTTGGCTGAGCCAAATAGCCGCCCTGTTGCCGTCCTCACAGACCTTAGCCCACGACAGCAAACCCCTCCAGATCGGCTCCATGCCATCCTCTGTCGCATGCTCAACGTAGTGCGCCAACTGTCCACAGCCACGACCTTGCTGAGTGGCAAGCCATATAGGTTTGAACTTGGTCACGCTGTTCTCGTACAGCTTGAGAGTCGTAGCCGTTGGCGTTGCCTTTGCTGGGCGCTGGCCGGGCAAGTCAAGGGATGGCATAGCCACAGGCTCATATACTGAGCCAGTCAGTTTCTCTCGGATAAGAGTTGCCAGCCCCTCAAAGCTGAACACATCGCCTTCAGTCAGTATGCGCACAGGGCGCGGCGTTGCGTACTTCTTCTTGAAGTTGGTTGTATCAGGCACACGCAAGACTCGGGCGGCATCTGCCGTCACAGTCATGTCGATGGCCATGTTCTCCTGCTTGCACAGGCGTTTGAAGTTCTCAGCCACGGGCTTCCATGTATCAATAGGAACGGCAGTAAGTAGTGGCCAGTAGCAGTGCAACCCGCCACCAGAACCCACCACGTAGGGCGTACCCAAGGCATCTAAGCCAGTCTTCTCCAAGAACGCATTGAGCGCAAGGGCGGCATCTTTCTTCGATGCGTATCCATCCATGTCAATGAACAGGGACTTCACGAACCTTGCGTTGGTAGCCTGCCGGTTATCTTCCTTGCCAAAAGTAGCCAAGGCAAAGTAAACATCCAACTTGCTGTCGTGCCAACCTTTAATTGGCAATGTTGTCTGATCGAGCGCATCAACAAAGACATGCTCTTTCGTCCTAGTAAGTTCCGCTACGCAATACCGACCATATTCGGGCGGCGGCAGAACAACCGCTAAAAACTCAAGCGGAGTCATTAAAGTCCTTGAGAGGGTTACAGGAACAGTTCTAGCTGTCGAGCATCTTTAATTTGGACGTCATCAGGAGGAGCCAAAACCGTCAAACGGCGTAGCACTTCCAGTTGCCAATCTTTGGGCATTCCTGTATCAAGTTCAATGAGTTCAGCGCTGAAGCGGATTAGCTCTTGCGTGGTGAGGGATCGAGGTTGTATTCCGTACATATTTTTCTCCATGCCTCTTCTGCTGAGTGAGAGGTCTTCATTATGTGAGTTAAGAATTCGACACGTTCACGATAGGCCACAAACACTTCCGTGCCTGTAAACCAGTTGTAGACAGTCTGTCGAGAGACGCCAAGCGCATAGGCAATCTTTGTGACGGGGAAGTCAAGATGGATCGCCCAACGCCCAAGCTGGTTGCCCAGAGACTTGGGTGTCTTCGCTACTTCGTCAATGATTTTTTGTGAGTAAGCCATAGTGGTTTAAGGTGGGGGTACTAACTGCTCGTCCGCAAGCTAGAAAAGCCTTTGCACAGCGTTCCCCCCGATTCAATTACTCATCGTCCCAATCAGCAACGATGTCGGCCAGCTTGTTCTTCTTAGCTGGGGCGGCTTCCACCTTGGCAGGGGCTTTGCGAACTTCAGGTTCCTCTTCGGCCTCTACTTCAACGGCCTTGGCTTTCTTGGGCTTGGGTGCTGGCGCTTCTTCTTCCAACAACTCACCCATAGGTTTAGTCACAGGACGCTTGCCTTCCAGAGCCAAAGGTGCGGGGGCAGTAACGCCATCCACAGCGGCAGGGGTAGAGGCTACGGCCTTCTCAGCATCCTTGGATGCGCCCTGTGACTGCACAGTCTCGTACTCATCGTTGGTCAACCAACGCACAGGTGCGAAGATCAGCTTGGGAGACTCAGCCTTGGTGTCGAACTTCATACGAGTCACGATGGCATCCAAGTTAACTGGAGGAGTCTGAGCCGCCATGAAGCGAGCGTATGCCTGTAGTGGGCGCTTGTCGCCTTCTTCCTTGCCGAAGATAGACGTAGCTGGCAGGGTTACCTGCAACACATCGCCTTCAGGGTTGTTAGCTAAGACCACAGCCAAGCGCTGTTGGTAACGGCAAGCACGGCTATTACCATTGCCTGACCCAGCGATATTCTGTGGGCAAGCGGCACAGGTAGAAGCCTGTGGGTTCCTCACGCCTGCATCGGGCTTGTCACCATCACCAGAGGTGCAATCAGGGGGTGCAGCCGCCGCATCCTTGTCGTAGGAGCCAGCGTAGAAGATACGGCTGACCTTGGGGGCAGCCTTGACCACGATCACATCCAAGTGGCGGTCTTCGATGGATGCCACTTCTTTACCGCCTGCAAGCAGACGGAACACGCCACCCTTAATGGAGACGCGCTTCATGCCGTTAGCAGTGGGTACGCCACCAGCCAAGGCCAAAGTAGTTGCAGACAGAGCCGCGTTCTTAGCGAACGATGGCACATTTGAGGGGTTGAACATTGCAATATTGCTCATTTGATTTCCATTTAAGTTGGTTTGCGTACAGAGATATCGTACTCAGAGGCTGAGTTGAGTCCGGGCGGTACGACCCCGGGGTTTTCTTCCAAGAACTGCTTCATGTTGGTCTGCGCAATGCGCTTCTCCAAAAGCTCGATGGCTTCGTGGGCTATGACGAACTTCTTGAATTCATCCCAGTCCTGTGTGGAGTAACGCGTCTTTACAGACAGCACGACAGTGCCCTCGGTAGTGCGTACAGATGTGACGCCCATCGTCTTCATCTGGTCTTTCATTGCGTTCTTGATTTCGTCCTGTTGCGCCTTGAGTATTTCGACTTGCGTGTCGTACTCTTGGGTCAGGTCGGCAATCTTGCTACGCAGTTTGCGGTAGATTTTTGCTAGTTTGTCTAGCGGTACTAAGTCTTCTGACACTTGCTTCTCCTGTTTAATTATTGTCTAAGGTTGGACAGTTTACATGTATTTTTGATCGTTGCAATACCCTTTCATGATTTAATTTCAGTCTCGAACATGTCGGTAAGAAGTAAGTTATCACTAACTTTCCCTGCCAACGCACTAAACATCTTTCTCTCGATGGCGCTACCTTGAATGTGAATCACAGTAACTTTGTCTGAGTCCTGCCCCTTGCGGTCAGCACGGGCACAGCACTGGATGTACTGCTCAACAGACATGAGTGGCCCGTAGAACACCACAGTAT